AACTCTTGTTTCTACAAGTTCATTCATAAAAAATTCTTTGGTTACCAAATCAATTACAAATACCATCTTCTGAGTATCTTCAAGTTTGTTTCTAATTTTTGCAACATAAAGACACTTCTCATCGATGAATTCCAATTTGTTTTTATATCCATCTTCGATTACAAGTTCTACTCTTTCACCACCACACATATCCAAACCATCAATCAATCCAAGATATTTTTGATTCTGAGAATCTCTGACAGCATATCCAATATCTGCTATTGTTACAGTAGCAGATACTTGATTCTCCAATATACTTTCATTGTATTGTAGATTCAAAAAATATCCTTCACCTGTTGTTAAGTCAACAGAATTTTTTCCATCATTGGAATATATTTTAAACTTTCCTATGTTATATTGCCTTGCAACCTGATTCTCTAATCCCATTATCCTACAGATAGTGCTGCTATATTATTATCTATGTTAGAACTAGAAGAGTCTGCTACAAATCCACCACCTCCCATTCCACCCATTGAAACTGGTTTTTCTATAATTACTCTCTGCACCATAATAGTATTGCCACTCATAGATGGATTATAGTAACTTGTATAATTTTTTAACACTGAAAGAGAATCTGTATAGTTTGCTTTATTAAGAGCACTCAGCAGTCCAGGATAGTTATCTTCCAGTGCAGCTGTGGTATCGGCATCAAATACAAATTCATTTCCTCTATCTCCAAGAATTGCCTTTGTTAATCCTCTAACCCATCCTCCAGATTTATATGCAACGTGAACATGGTCTTGATGATACCTATCGTTTCCTGCGTGGAGTAATTCTACAGGAGAATATCCAGTCTTTTTTCCAAATTTGTCAATCACACTAAGAATTGGCGGTTGTTCATAATCGTATGCACCAATATCAATTGCTCTCCCGTCATAGTGATAAGAATTTTTAGAATGAACTGAATTAACGCCACCAAATTCAGGGTGTTCAGTCACTGCTTGGAAATCTGGTCCTTTCCTAAGTTCGCTCTCAATAAATCTACCAAGTTCTCCGGCAATTTTACTTCCCTGAGAACCATATCCAGAACCTTTTGTGATAGAACCAGATTCAGAATAAGAAATTTTAGAAATATCATCTCTTGTTCCTGTAACATCAGCAAATCTTAACATCAAGTCTTTTAGTTTTTGTGAGTACATGGGATCAGTAGCATAACCTTCAGAACGAAGCATATCTGCCGCATTTTCTGCACTACTAGCATTGTTAACTCCATCATACCCACGATAGTTCTTGTACCATTGAGTTACAAGATGATTAACTGAATCTTGTGGACTATCAAAGTTCTTAAATCTTGCTGCAGTCTGAACAGTTTTTCCTCCATAAACTTCTTGAGTTGATGAAAGTGTTGCAGACTCACTTGACGTTGCCTTAATTCCAAAGAAATTATTTTTTCCTGCAAGACTTTGGCCCCAACCAGATTCCAGCGCAAACTGTGCAGCTACAAGTTGAGGATACTTTGCACCTGCTGCTTCTGCCATTGCATAGAATGCCTTCCACTTCTCTATTTGGGAACCAGTAATTACTCCCGAAGACTTTCTTGATTCTGGTTTTTCTGATTGTGATTGTCCGGGTTTTATTTTATCTTGGTCTTTTGTTCTATTTTCTTTTGCAGTGACTGGTTTTTTATTCTTAAAGAAATAATCATAAACTTTACCTCCAACCCAATCACCCAAAAAACTTCCAATAACTGCTCCAATTGGACCACCAAGACCAGTTCCGATTGCACCAACCAATGCAGTTCCTATTGCTTTAAATGCAGAACGTCCAAGAGGTTCCTTAAAAACAAAATAATTTAATGCAAAATCTATGAATGCACCAACGATTGGAATTCTTTTTACAAGTGGACTTATAAACCTTTTAGTTAACTTTAATGCTTGCTTAGAACCTCTTCTACCTAATGTTTTTGCTACAGCACCTCTAGTAAATTTTGTCAATCCACTTCTTTGAGCAGACTTTGGAAGATTTTTTAAATTTTCTTTTCCAAATCTTTCAATAAATTTGTCTCTACCATACCTTTGAAAATATCTTCTCTGTGCACTAGCATTTACTCTTCTCCCTTTAGTATCAAATCCTCGTTTTTGAACTCCTTTACCACCTCCTCCTTTACCACTAAAATCAGTTCCACCACTTGCAGCAATGGCTGCAATGATTGCAATGTTTGCAAATCTATTAAATTGCTTACTGAATTCGTCAAACTTTTTTTCCGCATCCTCACCACCGATTTTCTTTGTAAGTTCTCTAACTTTATCATATGCATTATATCCAAGTTCAATAAAGGAAACTGTAGCATTTAAAATCTTTCCAGAAAAATCGATAAGAAAATCTGAGACTGGGCCTATAACCTTTCCAATTTGTAATAATCTTGGAAGATACTCTCCAAAATTATTAAGAAAGTTTCCAAGAAGACTATAGAAAATAAAATTCCCAATCTTGTCTAAGAAACTAAGACCAGGTAAAGATAAAAATTTAGAACCTTCTTTTTTCTTTTTCTTTTTTCCTTCTAAAGATCTTTCCTTTTTATCTCTACTTTCATTCTCTAAGGATTTTCTTTTTCTTTCCTGCTGCTTTTTTATAAATTCATTTCTATTGCCAAGAATTTTATCTATCTTAATTGTACTCTTTTTAATCTTAATGACTTCAAATAATATAGATTTCCTTACAATCTTTGGTGCTTGTTCTTCAGTTTCTTCTGGTTTTATATCAGAAGCCTTTACAATGGCAGAAGATTTTGGTTGTAAATTTGCTATTGGCACAAGAAATTTTTGGTTGTCCAAAGAATTTCCCGATGACTTTGATGGTGGTAGTAGTTTTTCGGAGTCTATTACTGCCATTTTATACTATCCCGTATATTCCTGCGTTTATAGATGCTTTATCACTAAAAGGACTTCCAATAAATTCTGGAATTTTTGTTCCATCATTCACACCCATCTGTTTAGGAGGTAATGATTGTACTATATCTGGCAAAGGAATGAATGAAGAACTAGAACCACTGGGAAGTGGTCCTGGAATCATCATATTAACTCTTGAACCAGAAGTTAATTGTAATTGAGAATAATTCTGATTTGGCGAATAGTTTACTGGGTAACTATTCGATTTCATAATATTCTGAGAAATCATCTTGTAATTATTTGTGTACCTATTCCCAACATTTCCAACAGAAACATTATTATAACTTCTGGAAGTCATTCCTACAGGAGGTTTTTCACGGTTCTCAACTTTATTTTTTCTCAAAGATTGCATATTAAAAAATGGTAACTTAAATTTATTTGGTTTCGTACTAATCTTCTTTTTACCGATCATTCCACCACCAGCAGCAAATTGTATATTATTAATTGTAGAGGGTTTGTTGGTTCCTCCACCAATCTCATTCATACCTAAGAAAGTATCTGCACCAAAAGTATCAACTGCTGGTTTGGAGATTACAATTTCTCCTGGAGTTGCTGCAACTAACTGTGTATCAGAACCAGCACCAGATATTTTCAATCCAGAACCAGAATTAATTACCCCACCACCATCAAATCTAATATCTTTTGCTGATATTTTATTTTCTGGAACTGACCCACCGCCGCTAAATCCATATGATTTTGTCTGTCCAGTTTCAAGTTTATTAATTTGCTCATCAATTTCAGATCCAACACCCTGAAGTTTTTCTAAGAAACCTAAATTTTCTTTTTGTTTTTTCAGTGCTTCTATCTTTTCCTCTTTACTACCAGGAGCTGCTTGAGTTTTTCTTTCTTCTGCATCAACAGTCTCTGGGAATAGTTTAGGTACAACTGCGCCTGCAGCAAATAATCCTGCACCAACACCTGCAGCAAGAAGTGCAGGATTTTTCTTCATAAAAGATAAAAGTTTTGGAATAGCAAATTTGGTAAGTCTAAAGGTCAGTTTTAAAACAGTTCCAATGAATGCTCTAATAAATCTACCAAATGGATTTGTGAAAAGGAATAGTGCTCCTAGAATTGCAGGCCACCAATCCTTCAAAAATCTTACAATAGTATCTACTTTCTTTTTATTTTTTTCGTCAGAGAACCAATCTATAAATGAACGAAATGCTCTTCCCAAAATACTATATGCAAGAAATCTGAATATAGAATTCAAAACTCCTCGTATTGGAGAAAAAACTTTTGCAATAGAACCTAATGCTCCGCCCTTTTTCTGTTTTTTCTTTTCTAATTCAGATTCTCTTTTATTTCTTCTTGCAATCTGATCTCTTTTTCTCTCAAGTTCTGCAGTTTCTTTTTCTAACCTAACTTGATCCTTTAAACTATCAAGAATACTTTCTACAGTTTCTCTGATTGTAATAACATTTTCTAATAATCTATCAGTCTTTTCTTTTGACTCTTCACCGGAAACCTCTGCTTCAGGAATAATGGCTTTACTTACAAGATAGTACTGTTGCTTATCTTCTTTTCTAATTGCACCAGATATGCCACCAAGGTCATCTGCAGTTATCTTTTTCTTCTTTAACTTAAATCTACCAACCTTTCTTCTTACTCTTTTTAATTCACCTTGCAGTAACATCACCTCCTCTGTTGGGATTTCCTTTGTACCCAATACACTATACCTTATATTTGCTTCTTTTAAAAGAGTCTTATAGGTATCATAGTCAATGTCAAAAGTATCTTCTAGACCTAAAAGTCTTAATATCCTTTCATCAATTTCTTCCTCAACTAGATCATCTTCTCGTGTTCCTTCATAGAGGGCAAGAGCTCTTTCTCTTTTACCCTCATCTTGAATACTGTTTAGTAGATCATCTAAGTCGGGAAAATCAGGATCCATTAGATTGCTGCTTTTGTTTTTCTTCTTCCAGATGATTTTTTAATAAAGTAACATAGATGTCCCGTTCCCAGGGAATCAAATTTTCAATCTCTGTCAAAGAGTATTTATGGTATTGGAGGAGAGCAAAATTTAACATATAATAATTTTCAAGATCCATATGGATCATTGCTATACGAAAAAAGATGATAACCCTTCAAGAACAACTTCACTTTCAACTTTGGTATTTGGATTGGTTATTTTAATATTGTGAGCTAACTTTGGCATAGTCTCAAAAAACTTCTCAATCTTTTTAAATTGAGACGAATTCATTTGATCTAAAAACTCATTAACCTCCTTTTTAGTTACATCACTAGTTGACCAAACTTCATCTGCTGTACAAATCTTATCAATACATGATGCAATCAGATCAAATGCTTGGTCCATATCATTGGTTGCATTCAAATCAAAATTGTTCTTAATGAACTGCTCAAGTGATGGATATCTCATTTGAAGAACAATGTCATCATCAATCTTAATGTTTTGATCATGACCTTCATACTTTTGTACCTCAATCTCATCGACTAAAATCTTAACTGATACTGTTGTTTGACCATCATCTGGACAAATGACATTAACTTCAATCTCTTCTCCTACAGATTTTCCTCTGATATTGAGAAACAAATATTCAATATCAAAGGTTGGTAAAGTTTCTACTTTAACTCCTCTTGTTTGAATACAACTCTTAATAACTGTTTTTATTGATTCTGTAATTTGCTTGGGATCTTCACTCTCAAGTGCAAGTACGAGCAACTTTTCTTCTCTAACTAAAAATGGCCTATATTTAATTTCTTTCCCTGTTGATGGTAATGTCAAGAAATAAGTAGGCGTCGAAATCTTTGGTAATGGCATAATGACCTATAGAATTTCAGTTCTGATTATTTATCACCGTGCTCGGAAGTTATATCAGTTAGCATCGCCATTGACAATATCATCCTTTTTAATTATATCTCTAGAAAGAACATAACGACTGTAATTAAAAGATACAGTGCACTTTAAGAGTTGAGAAGAGTCATAAGAAACTGGTATTGAATTAATGCTTATTGGAAATGCATTAATAAACTGATAAGTCAAATATCTCCCAGAATAATCTTTTTCAAATTTAGTTATTGAAAGATAATCACTCTTATAAAAATCTGGAAAATTTATTCTATAATTGTAATTGGGGGTTCTTTGGCGTTTTATATCATTTTCACCAACAATAAATGATAACCAGCTCTCAAAGTAATCAATAATATAATGATTTACATCTACGTAAAAAGTAAAGTCTGCATTTTGATCATATAGTCTTCTGTATGCATGTCTTTCAGAAACTCCAGTATAATCTCCATTAATATCAGTTGTTGCCAAACTCGAACCTGGCAATGATGCTTCACAACAAGATAACTCAATCAATTCTTGGTTTGAATTCCAATCAGCACCAAGAAATCCTGCACTCTTTCTCTGCTCCTGAAATTGTTGAAGTGGAGAATCGTTAGTTCTTTTTGGTGGATTAAATTGACAAACATAATGAGAAGTTAATGCTGGTTGCAATAACTTACTTTTAATCTCACTCATTCTATAAGGTCTTACGTTTGTTGCTGCCATCTATAAATATTTCTACCTTATATATTATGTAGTAAAGATAATGGCACAAAGTATAAAAAGTAGATTTAAACCATCATACCCACAAAAATATAAGGGAGATTCAAATAATATTATCTGTAGAAGTAGTTGGGAAAGAAGATTCTGTAATTGGTGTGACCTGAACGAAAATATATTAGAGTGGGGTTCTGAAGAATTTTGGATTCCATATAAATCTCCAGTAGACAATAGAGTTCATAGATACTTTCCTGATTTTATTATTAAGGTTAAAGAATCTACTGGTCAGATTAAAACCTATGTGATTGAAGTAAAGCCAAAAAAACAAACCATACAACCAAAAGAACCAAAAAGAAAGACAAAAAGTTGGTTGTATGAGATGAAGACATATGCAGTTAATCAAGCAAAATGGAAAGCTGCAAAAGAATTCTGTGATGATAGACTTATAGAATTTAAAATCATAACAGAAAACGAACTCGGACTCAAGTAATGGCAAAAGGATTTGGAAATGATATTCTCAAAACTTCTAGTAGAGTATCTCGATTAAAAAGAAAGATTGATGGTTTAACTGACTCCGAATCCATTATGCTAGAAATTATGGATGTCTTTAGAGAGACTGAATTCATACCTGATGTTGGTAGATATTATACTTTCATTTACCTTCCCAAAACTTCCAATATTAGATTTGATCAATTTCCTTTGATTGCATGTACTAGTGTTCAGAAATGGGGATTTAAAGGAATTAATTTTCATTGGGGAGAATCTAGAAATTATACCTGGCAAGAAGTGTCTGGTAAACTTCATATCATAGAAAACAATGAGATTGATTATCTTCGTTCTGTTAATTATGCAAGATTCTTACAATCATAACTAAATAAAGAAAAGTACTCATAAAATGTTAGCAACAGTTCCTGGATGGAAATATACTAATGAAGGCAAATTAGAGGCTACTTTCGTACAAAAAGTGAGAGGAAATGGGATCGGAGCACCAACTACAACAACATTTAATCAGGATGTAGTTGTAGTATCTAATCCAGATAATGGTGCATATGATGTTTATACAACTAACAAAAATGCTTTTGGTATAAGTCTAGGTAGGACGCCTTTGTATAGTTTTAATCCAACTACTGGTAAGTCAACACCTTATGCAGAAAATAAAAGTTTATATGACCAATATTATGGTGATGCAGATGGGCAAAGACAACAAGATACTTTAAATAAATCAATAAGAAGTGGTATTATAAGAAATCTTGAATTAAATGCAACTGATCCTGTAGTTCAAAGAAATCTAGATAATATTAAACAAACTCCAGGATACAGTTCAACACCATCTGGCGGCGGTGGCGGTGGCGGTGGTGGTGGCGGCGGCGGCGCATCACAAAATAATGCCCTTACTACTGGTTCGGTAATATCTAATGTGCAAAATGATCGAATTTCGGCAGATCAAACAGCAACTTTTGAATCAGTCTTTAATAAAAAAGTCTTAGTATATCCAGAGGCATTGGAAAGTGATATAGTACAAGACAAAATTCAGTTTAAATTTATTAGATATGTACCAAGATCTATTGATACTAGTTCGACCTTTTTTAATCCTGGAACTAGAAATCTAAAAGAAGAATTTGGAACTGTTTATTTGCCAATTAACACTATTAGTGACAATAATAGTGTTAATTGGAATCAGGGAGAGTTAAATTCC